CCCGTCAATGGCGGCTTTCATCTTATCAGTAGAAGCCTCAGCTTTCTTGGTACTGAATCCGATCTGCTCCATCATCTTCGGGAACTGGTTCAATGTATCATACCGCTTGATGGCTCCATCCAAGTTGGATGTTAAGGCATTAGTCACTGCACTGACAGCTTTCATGCCGATACCAAGCGCGATACCTGATCCCAAAGCGCTCTTGAGCTTGCCGCCAAATGACCCGGCTTTTCCTGCAACTCTATCGAAGACCGATGACATATTGTCTACAGCGGACAGTCTTGCCTCTACGCTATAGCTCTCGGCCATGTCATCACTCTCCTTTCTATTTTATTAAACCCGTATCTCCGATACCATCAAAGCGATGGTCATGTTCGTCCTGCGATCCATCTCTTGCTTGCCGGATGGCTTTCGCATAATCGAAAAACTTACTGAACCGGCTGTAGACCGGTTTCTCTTTGTTCTTGCCGGCTTTCTTTTTTTGCCTGAACGGCAAAATTGAGGAAGGCCTGCAAATGCGTTCTGTAATCCTTGTCGACTTCTTTGAGCCGCTGTGCTTCTAATAAACACTCATACTCAGGCAGCGTCAGCATGTCGACTTGTTCGAATGACTTGAAATCAAAAAAGCGGAAACACGAAATCGCTGTCTCCTTGTACCATTCATCAGACAGAAACTCTACTTCCCGTTCTCCGTTTCGGACTCCTCTGCGATCTTCAGAAGGCTCTCCGTCTGCTTCTTGGTAGCATTGCTCTTTCTTAAAAAATCGATCACCGTATCAGACAGCTGGTCGATATCGGTGTCCTCTCTATCGATGTAATCATCGATCACGCTCTGGGTCAGTCTCGGCTCGAATCCTTTGTTGGCCTTGAGCAGAATATTGATCAGAGCATCCACGTCTCCGTCGATCGCTCTCGCGACGTTATATGCGAGACCTGTATCGCGCTTCACTCCGGGAGCACCGTCAACAGGGACCTGAACATCCTTGTTGATGTCTCGCATAAAGCCGATTCCGAACTTAAAGCGGTATACTGTACCATTGATAGTTAACTCCATTAGACTCTCCTTTCACTAAAAAGAGGGCGGCCTTCAGATATAGCCGCCCATCTTCTATGATCTTCTTATGCTCCGGTTGCCGGGGTGTCTGCGAAGACGTAATCGGCGATCGCCTGCTGAGCAGCCGTAACCGTAACGTCGCCAGCCTTTCCAGTGCCATTGACACCGAAAGTCAGAGACAGCTCTACCATGTCCTCTGCGTTCGAAGTTTTCTCCAGCTCAGTGAGATAACCCTGGAAATACTTTCCAGCGAACTTCGTAGCAGTTCTCTCATAGTAGGTACCGATGCTTGACTTGACCGGTGACGCGACCTCAGAATATGTGTAGTTCGGGTCGGAGCCAGAGCGAGTGTAGTAGGTCTTACCCGGAACGATATCCGTGTCTGCGGTCAGCGTATACACATACGCTTTCGGCTCTGCGAGATTGGCCTCCCAGATATCCAGCAGCTTGTCCTCATCCATGGCTGTTTCCAGCTCATCGATGAAGGTATCTCCCTGCTTCAGGATGGAAGTACAGGTGATCTCCTGCTCCATAGCTCCCGGAGTACGGATCGGGCCGTCTTTGGTCGCTGTGGAGTCTGCATCCTTGGACTTAGTTCTGCCGTTCTCTGTGGTGAACGCGATCAGCGCTCCTGCTTTCGATGCTGCCAGCTCATGCACCCGATAGAGATACACGATCTTCTTGCCGGGAACCGCTTCAGCAAACATCTGAATGTCGAACTTTCTCATGTTGTTACTACCTCCTGTCGTAACGAATCACTAACTGAATCTATACTCCAGCTCGATAACGCCATGCAGCAGAGGCTGTGATGTCGTTGTGTCTGGAAGTATTCTTTGATTGAGAGCATACAGATCCCAAGTAAAGTTACTTGTCTTCTGCAGCACTCTCGCTTTTTGTTTGATCTGCAATAACATCGACGACACAGTACCTCTTTTGTGAGGATCATTGTGCCATACATCGATGGTCTGATAGACTCTGCCGAATACTGCTCCTTTGTTCGGCTCATCGACGAGTTGGTTCTGGCCGATGTACACGAACGGATACGCTGTTCCTTCAGGAGGCAGAAAACCATCATAGACGTTATCTTCTCCAAAAATATC